CTAACTTTGGGAAACCTAGAACAGTTGTACCATTGTTTGTTGAAGAACAATTTCAAAATCTTTTAAACTATGCTTATAGAAAAGGATACATTAGAGGTTTGAATTGTACTTTGAATGGGTTATCGGGTGCAAGACCTTATACTGACTTAACTTCTATAGCGTGGTATTTAGAACAATATCAATCAGCAACATCTCCTTGGTTGGTTTCTGAGTTGAGAGGTAATAAAGTTTACAACTTGTTCAAGTTCATAACTATTGCTGATGGTGATACTTCAAATGTGGAGGTAAAAATTTCTATTGCAAATATATCTTTCACAAATGGTACATTTGATGTATATGTTAGAGACTTTTTTGATTCAGACGCCGCACCTCAAGTATTGGAGAAATTTACTAATTGTTCTATGAATCCAAACGAGAACAATTTCGTTGCTAAAAAAATTGGTACTTCAGATGGAGAATATCAACTTAACTCGAAGTTTGTTATGTTGGAAATGAACGAAGATGCACCAATAGATGCTTTACCTTGTGGTTTCGAAGGTTATACATTCCGTGAATATGCGGGTTCGAAACCACCATTCCCAGTATACAAAACTAAATACGATTTTCCTGGTGAACAAATTTACAATCCACCTTTCGGATTGAGTAGTGGTGCAGATGATGCTTTGTTAAGTTCAGGTGATAATGTTAGAAGAACATACTTAGGTATTGGTGACTTCTATGGATATGATATTGACTTTTATACTTACAAAGGAAAAAGAATTCCAAGTTCACCTTGTACTGCAACTGTTGGTGATGATTGGGCTTACAAAACTAAGGGTTTCCATATGGATATAAATGCGAGTGGAATTACAATCTCCAATGGTTTTGCTTCAAGTGGTACTACAGCTTTCTTTGTTGGTGCAGCATCATTCACTAATGACCCTGATAATGAAAGTAATCCATACTTCAGAATATTTGCGCGTAAGTTCAGTTTACTATGTAAGGGTGGTTTTGATGGTTGGGACATCTACAGAGAAAATAGAACAAACAAAGATACATTTGTATTAGGTAGAAGTGGTTACTTAAGGGGGGCTTGTCCTGATTTCAGGTATCCGAACGCAACTGGTTCAGGAACATTTAAACAAATAAGTGTTGGTGATAATACACAAGATTATGCAAACTCTGATTACTACGCTTACTTGTTAGGTATTCAGACCTTCTCTAATCCTGAAGCGGTTAATATAAATGTTTTTGCAACACCTGGTATTGATTATGTTAATAATAGTGGTTTAGTTGAGGCGGCCATAAATATGGTTGAATTTGACAGAGCGGACTCAATTTATATAACAACAACACCTGACTATAATTTATATACAGCTTCAGCAAATGATTCACAATTAATTATTTATCCACAAGAGGCTGTTGATAACTTAGTAACTGCGGGTATTGATTCGAATTACACCGCTACTTATTATCCTTGGGTTTTAACTAGAGATACGGTTAACAATACTCAAATCTATATTCCAGCAACTGCTGAGGTTTGTAAGAATCTTGCTCTAACTGATAACATAGCATTCCCTTGGTTTGCAGCAGCAGGTTACACTCGTGGTATTGTAAGTGCAATCAAAGCGAGAAAGAAACTTACTCAAGAGGATAGAGATACTCTTTATCAAGGAAGACTGAATCCAATTGCAACATTCTCAGATGTCGGAACGGTAATTTGGGGTAACAAGACTATGCAAATTAGAGAGTCGGCACTTGATAGAATTAATGTTAGAAGATTGTTATTACAAGCAAGAAAACTTATATCAGCTGTTTCAGTTAGATTGTTATTCGAACAAAATGACGAAAAGGTAAGACAAGATTTCTTGGATGCGGTTAATCCAATCTTAGACGCAATCAGAAGAGACAGAGGTTTATATGATTTCCGTGTAACTGTATCATCTGATCCTGCTGACTTAGATAGAAATCAATTAACTGGTAGAATCTACATTAAACCTACAAGAGCACTAGAGTTCATAGATATTACTTTCTTCATAACACCAACAGGTGCATCATTTGAGAATATCTAAAATTTGATAATAATTATGGGGGAGACAAAATCTCCCCCTTTTTTAATTAAGACATATTTAATAGTATGAGAAATACAATTATAAAATTATTGAGAGAGTTTGAGGAAAGAGAAATTCCTATGAAATATTATGCTTTTGATTGGGATGACAACTTAATGTATATGCCAACACAAATTTATTTATTAGATGATGATGGAGAAGAAGTTGGTATGGGAACTGAGGATTTTGCTGAGTACAGAACTGAAATTGGAGTAAAACCATTTGACTATAATGGTTTTAAAATTGTTGACTTTGCACCAAATCCATTCAGAGATTTTGGAACTAAAGGAGATGAAAAGTTTTTAGAGGACATTATGTCAGCTAAATTAGCTAAAAATGCCGCATGGTCTGATTTAGTGGAAGCAATCAATAATGGTTCACTATTTGCAATCATCACAGCAAGAGGGCATAGACCTTCAACGTTAATGATTGGAATAAAAAAACTTATAGACACAAATAGAGGTGGAATTGATTCTGATAAGTTATATGATTCATTAGTAAAAATGAGAGAAAATGCTCAAGAAAAACCTAGTGACAAGGAAACTGAAATAATGAAATATTTGAAAATGAACAGATATTATCCCGTGTCATATGGTAAAGGTTCTGCAACAAAACCAGAAATTGCTAAAATTGATGCAATGAATCGATTTATAAAATATGTTCAAGGTCAAGCAGAAAAATTAAATTTAAGACTTTCATCAAAAATCGTGAACAACATTAAAAATAAATTTGTTCCGATTATTGGTTTTTCTGATGACGACCCCAGAAATGTTGAGGCAATGAGTAAAGGTATAAAGGGTGTTAAAATATTTTCAACACACGGAGGTAAGAAAAAAGAATATAAACCAGATGAAGAAGAATTACAACTAGAGACTATAATAAGAAAAATATTAAATAAATTAATATAATAATTATATAAAACTAGTTCTAGTATAATAATATTTATTTTGTTTTTAAAAGTCAATAGAAAAAAAATTACAAATAGATATTTATAATAAAAATAAAGATTAAAATTTAAAAAGATATACGATGGCTGATTTATTGATGAAAATGCCCATACCTTATGAGCCGAAAAGACAGAATAGGTTTATTATGAGATTTCCTTCCTCATTAGGTATTAATGAATGGTTTGTTGAATCCGCTTCAAGACCAACAATAACTGTTAATAGTACACCAATCCCTTTCCTAAACACTGAAACATATGTTGCTGGTAGGTTTACTTGGGGTACTATAAATGTGACATTGAGAGACCCAATCGGACCTTCCGCAACTCAAGCAATTATGGAATGGATTCGTTTGTGTGCTGAGTCTGTAACAGGTCGTATGGGTTATGCCGCTGGTTATAAAAGAAATGTTGATTTGGAAATGTTAGACCCAACAGGTGTAGTAGTTGAAAAATGGATTATGGAAGGTTGTTTTATAACTTCTTCAAACTTTGGTAACTTAGGGTATGCACAAGATGCTTTAGCAACAATTCAAATTACATTGAGACCTGACCGTTGTATTTTAGTTTACTAAAAGAAATATATAAGAATTTATAACCCCATACAATAATGTGTGGGGTTTTTATTTACATAGAATTAAGAAGGTGTATCTTTTAAGAAAAAAAATATGGACAGAGAATTATTAGAAGCGGCAACCTCGAACTTTAATTTACCGCATGATGTAGTAAAACTACCTACGAATGGTATTTTTTATAAAAGTAAAAAAAAGTCAATCAAAGTTGGATACCTTACTGCAAGTGATGAAAATTTATTGGTGAATGCCAGAAATTCTAACAACAATGTAATAATTTCTTTGTTGAGGAATAAAATCTATGAACACGACATTAAACCTGACGAGTTATTAGAAAGTGATATTCAAGCTATTTTAATTTTTCTGAGAAACACTTCATTCGGTCCTGAATACACCTTGAGTTTAGTTGACCCAAGAACAGAAAAATCATTTGAGGTTACAATATTATTAGATGAATTAAATTTAACTAAGTGTGAATACAAACCTGACGAAGATGGAACATTTACAATTAAGTTACCTAGAAGTGGTGACACCTTAAAAGTTAAACCACTTACTATTGGTGAATCAAATGAATTGGAAAGTTTATCGGAGAATTACCCACAAGGTAGAGTTACCCCAATTATTACTTGGAGACTTAATAAAATGATAGTTTCAATAAATGGGAACGATGATAGAGGAATGATATCCACATATGTTGAGACTATGCCAATTATGGATTCCAAATTCCTTAGAGTCTTTGTTAAAGACAATACACCAAGTTTAGACTTAAGAAAAACAGTAAAAGCCCCATCAGGAGAACTGGTGACATTCAATGTCACATTTGGGGTCGACTTTTTTCGCCCTTTCTTCTAGTTATAGTAAGTATTTGTTGGATGAATTCTTTTTGTTGGCTAAACATCTTAGAATATCTTATACAGAATTTAATACTATACCTACCTATGTGAGAAAATATTTAATCAATAAAATCATAGAAGTTAACACTAATGAGGACTGAAAAATAAATCAGTCCTTTTTGTATTTATAAATAAAAGAATTTTATGGCAGGACCTAATCCAGATACAAACCCAGGAGGTGATTTTTTCCAAAAAATATTTGACTCAGGTTTAAAACCTTGGTTTGATAAGTTTTTGGACTATGTTAATACAAACTTTGACGAAAGTAAGATTAGAAAAGTTTTATAC